ATTCTTTAAGTTAATAACAGGAGAGTCTGGATGGTCTAATTCACCTAATGCACGACGTTCTTTAACTGGTCCTTGTAGGTATTTATCAGCTTCACGTTTTAGAACTTCAAATGGATAGACACGTCCATTACCATTTTTGGTTTCAGCCATTTGTATTAATCCTTCTACAAACATTTTACCGTTAGGATTTATCATCGACTCCTTCAATGATTGAGGAGTAGCGGTAAATAAAGCTGTTTCTATTAATAATTGTTTTTCCATGATTAATCTAAGCTACTTTGTCTGATTAAATCAGCTAATGAGTCTGGGTATGAAACTTGAGTTGTTGGTTTAATTTCTGGTTTATTTGATTCTAATTCAGTTTCTAATTTTTGTCTATCCTCATCTGTTAGATTTGGATTTTTTAATATTTGCTTTATTGCAGACATTCTAAATATTTTTTGCATATCTGCTTTATGCTTGTCATTATAAAAAGTATATTTTGAAGATTTATCATTTACAATTTGTGCAATATTATCTTCAATTGACTCATTTAAATTAGTTTTTTTTTGATCAGCAACTTCTGCTAATATATTACCTACTAATACTTTTAACTCATCCTCGGTTAGTTTATCCATTTTAACTTTCTTAACACCGTTTGCAGCATCAACAAAGTTATCTTTTTTAACTTCAATAGGTAAATCAGTACGCTTTTTACGATCTTTTTTCATCGCGTCCTCATTATAGCCAGCTAAATGAAGTTGTGAATAGTAAGCAGCATTTTCTTTTAAATTCTTATAAACAATTTTATGTGCTTTTTCTTCATCAGTACCTTTACCTAATTCATAGCGCATTCCTAAATTGTATTCTTGTGGATTGCAGTAATGATCATCGTATTCAGTTTTTGATTCATTTAATGGAGCACTCATTTGAAGTTGTTTTAAAGCATATTCAATTACTGAGCCAGCATCATAAAAATCTCCACTGTCAAATACATCGTTGCTATCATTTAGATAATCATCAATATTATTATATTGTTCTTGAGTTATTTTTCCAGAAGAAAGCATATTTCTTAACTCATCATAGGTCTCGTCAGCTAAACGCTCACCCATTGATTCTTGTATTTTAGCTTCAGAGATAATACCTTTGCTTTTTAAGATTTTAACAGCATCACCAAATGATGTTGTGTTAGAAATAAATTTAGGTAATGCCATTTTTACATTGCGTAAAAATTGAGCTTGCCCTAATGTTCCTTCAGTTACTAATTTATATTGATCGAATATGCTTTTCATTATTCTTTTAAATTTTTAATTTTCTTGTCTAATTCAGTTAATCTTGATGATATTTCTTCTAATCCACGAATAGAATTAGTTAAATAATTTTCAGTGGTTAAGCTATTTTCGTTACGTAAACGAATGCTATAATCAACAATTTGATTCACTTCACGTAAACGTTTTTTAATACCTAATATTGCTTTTGAAATTTTACGTTCAGGTGTAACTTCTGATATTGTTTTATTAAATGAACGATATGATACTTCGTTAATCGGATCTTGTCCTTCGTATTTAACGAATTCGTATGTTTTTCCTGTTTTTGGTCTATTACCAACTACTTTAAATCCTAACTTTTCAGCTGTTTTTGTAGCTACATTTTTACCACCTTTAGAGAATGCAAATTTAGTCATATATGCTTCGCCTCCAGATGTAGCATTTTCTTCATCTAAAATTTCAGCTATTGCTTGACGTATTAATTCACGTAATTTTTCCATTATGCTGCTCTTAATTCGTGTAGTAATTCGTAGTAATTCATCAAATTTAACACATCATCATCAGATACATTTTCCGATTTAGGAATCATGTTTAGTATATTATTTACTTCTGATAATTTGATTTGGATTTTTTTATCTACAATCTTAGATGTTAGTACTTCTAATTCCAATTTAATGTTTTGGATTTGATTATTGATGTATTCTTTTAAAGATACAGTATTAGAAATATTATTGATGAATTCTTTCAATAATGTTTTTTGTTCTGGTAGTAGGTCAGTATATTTGGTGTTAAAATTTTCAACTACCATTTTATATATCATCATACGAGTACCTTTATCTTGTTTGGAATATTCTTCCATTACTTGATCTTGTACTGCTGATTTATCCACTGCCTTATTTGTTAGAAACTCAAGTAAAGTTACTCGGTTATCAATAACGATTTTAGGATCAGTAAATTCAGTTGAAGTATGCGCTTCCATTAAATTAAAAATGGCAGCATTGATTTTATAATTGTGTATTTTAGCCTTAAAGAAATCTTCTAAATTGTAAGTTTCCTTAATGTCTTTAATTAAATTATATTTTTCTTTACGTAATGCAGTTTTATTTAACTTTTCAGATAATTTTAAAATAGTTTCAACTAAGCTATCTGCTTTAGATTCGGCTAATGATTTTACATTAATTAATGCTTGATATAATTTATGTTCTTTAGCTATTTCCGTGTTAGAGAAGTATTTTTTAACTAAAGTAGCCGCGTGTGGATCTTTATTAGACAAAATATCACTAGCAATTTGGCGCACTAATAGCTCAAATAATATGCCAGTGTTTTTGTATTTAGAATTTTTCAATTTAGACATGCCTTAGTATTACTCTGTTATAAATATCGATTAGTTTATATATCTTGAATATTTGATTCATTTAGTATGGAAGGCTCTTCGAATACATTAGTTTTCTTTGGTTTTATGCTTTCCAACATTTTTTTATTCTTTAAGTATTCTACTCTAGCATTTTCTAATGTCCAAGTAGCACCAGTACCCGCAGGTGCCTTTAACGGCTCATGCATACCTTTTGAGCCAATTGGATCCTTACCTAATGCATGATCTTGTGTTCCGTAATCAGATACTTTTTCTTCAGGACGTCCTGCTTCTTTTTCATCATATCCAATAGGCTCCTCACCATAACGGCCTTTACCATATAATGAAGCTAAATCATGTGGAGTACCAAATGATGTACCTGATTCAACTGGATCATTACCTTCGTTTTCAATTTGTGAAATACGGAATGAACGTTTTTTATCTTCAATAGTTTGATTTCTAAATTCAGCGTATTGATCTTCTGAGAAGTGGAATATGTTTTGGTAAATCCAATCAGTTGGTAATAATGATTTATCCATTATATTGCCAGCTAATTCAACTTTTTCTTTCCATAGAGCAATTTTTTCTTGCTCATAGATAATAGATGGAGTTGTTAACGATAATTCAAAATTTGTTAATTCAGCATCATCAAATCCTTGTGTGTATAAGTGAACTAAAGCGATTTTAGTTAATTCAGATACAACAATACGTTGGATACGTTCTACGGTACGAGCAAAACGAATATCTTCAGAAGCAAGAGTTGCTTTACCAGTTAAATCTTTTTCGTATCCTAAAAATGCTTTTGGTACTCTTAATGCAGCAAACAATTTATCACGTAGGTAAGCTACGTCTTCGATTGCTGTATACTCCATACCTTTTAAAGTATCAATCTTAGTTGATGTATCATTTCCTCTAAGCGGTAGATAAAAATCTTCCGTTAGATTCATCATGTTATACTTTAAGTTATAATCGCCTGTTTGTGGATCAATGTACGGAGTTTTCTTGATACGTTGTTTCATTTTCTCCATATAGCCATCAACTTCATTTGGAGCAATATTTCCTACGTTTACATAAAATAAACGTTTTTCAGGTGCCCGCATAATACGATGTATTAACATCGCATCTTCCATTAAAGTTAATTGCTTGAATATTTTACGACCTGGCTCAAGATATGAACGGCCATAAGGTAAATATGATGGATCTGATATTAATCTAAAGTGAGCTATTTCATAGTTTTCGAAATAATCATCACGATTTGTATTTGTAGCGTATCCGTATGCTTGATTTAAATTAATTTTAAAACGTACATATGATGGATTAGCAGGATTAGATCCTTCTTCACGTTGAACATCATATACAGAGAATGGTAATGCATTATATACACCGAATTTTTCTGCTATGTCTAAATGTAGATAAAAATCTCCATATTTACACATTGTTCTAATCCATGACCAAAGATTAAATTCTACGTTTAATACTTCATAAAATAGATTATAAAGTACACGTTGTGTTTTCTCGTTTGAGGATTTAATATGTAGTACTTCACCCTGCTCGTTTTTTAGAGTAGCTTCATCAGCTATAATATCTAATGCAGAAGCAATGATAGCATCTGTATCCATTGCTTCGTAATCCGTGTAAAGTGAAGTACGTAATGTCTGATAGTTCATTAATGGAGTATATGCTAGTTTTGAATTACCAGCATGGATTCGATTGAATCTATCTATTAATGAATTGGTTTGTATGTTACCGTATGTTTGTAAACGATCAACATCAATTGTGCGTAACTGATTTCCTCCTACGTTTCTGATAATTACATCAGTAGAGAATAATCTTCTTAGTCGTCCGAATAGACTAGTATCTATTGCCATATTATTTTTATATTACTCAATATGTATTATATGTTATAAATATTAAACATAATAAGGAACATTACATTAGCCAATTTAGATCGTGGGTGTTTCCATGTCCATCCTTCATTTGCCAAGGATTATGATCCATATATGTTCCTGAGCTAATACCTGATGATGCTATATTGATATTGCTTAATGTTGCTCTAGTCATATCCATACCATTTTGGTGGTAAACTAATGCTGTATCTCTAATATATAATCCAAAAGATAATGCCATCACCAAGTCATCATTATACCCACCTTGTGCTTGTGCTTTACCATGATGCCAAATAAATGTTCTTAATTCTTCTAACATACGTTTAGAGTGGAATATAAATTCTTTACCACGTAATGAAGATTCTAATTTAGAAATAAATAATGGACGTGTTGTTTGCTTATTTGTTATACCTGGGATTGTTTGGTCTTTTTCCATTTTATATACAAAATTATCAATTGACATATCACCACCTTTAGGTGAATAATATAAATTTGGATACCCACGTTCAGTAATTGAATTGATAACATCCCACCCCATATTTGCATTCTCAACTACTAATAATGCTGAATTATATTCAGTAGCTGCAGTGATTAGATTATTTGCGAATTCACGTGTGCCAATTTTAGATTTAAATTCAGCTACTTGTCTATATGATTTAGTTGCTAAAACGTGAAATGTTGAATAATCACTTCCATCACCACGAGCAACGTCAGCACTTACTACATATGTTTCAGACGGATCCGGGTATTCCCATATCCAATAATCTCCAGCCATACCGCGTCTTTCAACAGGATCTATTACATGGTTTTTTTCATAATATTCTAAAATATCATTTGTAACAACATTATTACCTGAAGCTAAAAAGTCACATTCATATTCTTGAGCAATTTCTTGAGCCCCCATATTGGCCTGTTCATTTTCAAACCACTGAGCATCACGTTCAGGATGTACATCCCAAGGTAATCTAATTGGTAAAAATGAATTTTCTGAATTTAAAGCACCCACCCAAGTTTTATGAAACCAGTTACCAATACCGTTTGGAGATGATAATGCTATGCATCCACCACCAGATGAAATTGTAGGTTTAATGGCGGTATAGATCCGATCAATTCCATCAATAAAGGCAGCCTCATCAATTAATAATAATGATACAGCATATGAACGACCAGCATCTGAAGCAGCGGATGATGCTACAATTTGGGATCCATTAGATAATTTTAATGATAATTTGTTATTTGAATCGGGTTTTTCTTTACCTCTAAGCCAAGCTGGTAATTGTTGGTACATAAATTGTACTTTATCTACCATGTTTACAGCTGTTGATTGCTTAGTTGCAATACAGAGTACTGTTTTATCTTTATGGAATAACATTGTCCATAATGAAAAACCAGCAGCTAATGTTGATATACCTAATTGACGTGATTTATTAATGATTGAATAATCATTTTTTAGCCATAGCTTTAATACTTGTTCTTGGAATGGATATAGATTGAAATTTACACGTCCACGAGTTGGGTGTTGTACCATACAGTACTTACGCATAAAGTGAACCGGGTCTTGGAGGCACTTTATGTA